CCTTAGAAAAAACAGTGTCTGCAGACACTATCTCTGACAGAATAAACCGCGCTCGCGGCTCGTGCATACGGAAGCCTGCAAAGCCTGTCTCGGCAGACATGATATGGCCCAGCTCTATAAGCTGATCTACATCAAGAGGTGTGAGGTCTCGGATCATCAGTTACCTCCCACCGCGACGTCGGGGATTAGGGCCAGTAAGTTCATCGGCAGCGGATCTCGCTGCTGTACGACAACATAGCCGTCTTTGTTCCAGCTCGGCGACATAGTAACACCCTTGTCCCCGGTGACCCACACGGGGGTCTGGCCGTACTGAGCTGCAATGCCGTATTTTATTTCCCGCATGTGATCTAGGTCTGGGCCGTACCATCCCCCCAGAGTAGTCTCAAACCGCAAGCTGAGGCGACTAATCTTCTTATCGCGGCCCTGTATGGTATCGCCTATGTTACCGTTGTCCACGCGCAGGGACTGTACTTCTGCAGTGTATGGCAGCCCGATATGTACACGGCTGGCTGCGTTGGGCAACGTCACAGAACCACTGGCGACGGTGAGTTCCCGGACAACGTAGCCGTTAGCCAGTGCGACGACAGCCTTGCCCTCTAAATGCCACAGTCCCCCGAGAGAGGTCACTGCTTCGCGCACTTCTCCGCCTGAGTGGTACACCTTAAAGGCAGACCCATTGACGTTGGCGCCGTTGTTCTGCAAAGCAAAGGTATGCGTGCTGGCGCTGGCTACGGTGTATCCCGTACCTTCAATCTCTGTGTCGTAGGCCCATCCGCGATTAGCATCGGCGTCGACTATCTTGATCCCCGTAATATCGACCGTGTCGCCATTACTAAGGCCATGCGACGTAGCCGTGACTACGATCGGGTTGGCGTTAGTGAAACCTGTGATTGTTAGAGGTGCATCTAGCGTGAGGCCACTGTCGACAAAGTAGCTGTCCTGCACGTCTGTCAGGTCGCGGCTGCGCATACGCTCGATATACTTAACCGTCGCGGCGCCAACCGTCCGATCGACGACGTAGTAAGAGAAGTCGTCGTCCCCCTCGCGGACAGCGGCTGCGGACTTGAAGTCGCCCTGCGTCGTGTGCCTCGTCCAGCCAAAGACGTTCTGCTCGCGCGAATAGGTCATACCCAACAGAATGCCGTCGTCGCGCACGCACCAGATGATGCTGTGCGGGGCCTGAGCATAGGTCCAGTCGACGATGGAGTTGTTGTCGAACAGGTGGCGGGCTAAGACCGACAGGTCGTTGCCCGTGTAGCTGTCGCTCTCAAACTTGTAGCCCAGATCCCGTACTGCTTGGCCGGGCTGCATATAGACGACGATGTCGCCGGCGACGATCGGCGGCAGTTCCGTGGAGCCGTAATACGACTGCGGCTTGATCTGGATACCTGATGGGGTAATGACGCCGTCTACGCCCTGCACCAACCACTCGCCGCCAGACGTCAGGATGACGAGGTCGGACAGAGAGACGAAGTGGCGGATCTCGTTGACCTGCCTACTTGCCAAGGTAACCGTGATAGCGTCGTCGTCTCGCGTCGGGCTCGACACGGCTAGGTTCGTGAAGTGCGCGGTCTGCGTCATCCAGACGCGCTGGGTGTAGGTATCGCTGTTGCCGAATAGCTTACGCTGCTCGTGGTAGCCCACCGTCGAAGGGAAGTTGCCGGTGCCTACAAAAGGATTTCGCGTGCGCGGCGGGGTGTCGTCGACCTCGGCGCCTATGGCCTTATCGTCGAAGTCTGTGTTCTCGGTGCGGCCAATGAAGCCAAACAGGCCGTTCTTCTCTTTGTAGACGGTATAGCTCTCGGCGCCGGTTACGCCTGTCCACGATATAGTGTTGTCAGCAGTGGCATGGCCGTTTGTTATCTTGATGAACATCGGAAACACGGACCCGCCCGAGGAGTACGTCGTGTAGCTGGTGGTGTCGACGTTAGTTCCCGTGCTGTCGGTAAGCTCAAAAGTAGTGGTTCCTTTGTTAGAAACCTTAAAGACCTGACCGTTGAGCTCGGTCATACCCACGACGCCGCTTATGTATACGTCGTCTCCGTTCTCAAGGCCGTGCGAACCCGATGTTGTAACGACGCCCGGATCTGCCTTTGTGACTGCGCTGATAGCCGTGCCCGCTACAGGTGCCGTTCCGCGCAGGCTCTCTTCGCCAGTCTCCGAGCTTGTCGCCGTGACGACGTAGCGTTCTGTCTCCGATCCGCCGCTGTTTACTGTAACGGCCAGTGCCGTTGGAAATGGTTGCTCAGGCTGGAAGTCTATAGCAGTGAGGGTCCACGCTGCATGGCCGCTGCGCGTGAGGTCGCGAGGCGCGTAGTTTGGGTGCGTGATCGTCAGGACATCTGCAGACTGCACATACTGCAGCTCAAATATATCCGCCGCAGTATACGGCGTCGCAATTTCAAACACCTCCTCCGCAGTCCCTGCAGATCCGTAAGTGGTGTAGGCCGTACTGTTTATGTTGGCACCGGCGTAGTCAGTTAGCGCAAAGGTATTCGTTGTGACACTGGCGGCCCGCAGGAAGCGGCCATTTAGCTCCGTCATACCTACGACGCCGCTAATATAAACGTCGTCTCCGTTGCTGAACCCGTGGCTGTTGGACGTAACGACAACCGGGTTTGCCTTGGTGGCGGCTGTAATTGTCTTTGCGCTGCCAGTGAGAACCTGACCGCCGTCCTTGTAGACGCGCATGTACAGGTTGCCGAACTCAAGGATATAGGTCTGTGTGGTGTTAAACTCGAACGGTATAAGCCGCACCGCTGTAGACGGCGTCTTGGCTGGGGCAATGTACTCAAGGCCGGGTCTGTTAGTCAGGCCGCCGTGTACTTGAACGAAGAAGTTCTCCGACTTGTACACCGAGGTTTTGTATTTGTCGATGTCGACGCGCGCAGCAATGGCGTCGCTGACCTCCCCGCCGGACAAGTTTGCCTGAATAACCTTGACCATCAGGCCCTCGCCCTAATCCAGTCTGCGTCAGGGATGGCCGGTTCGATACCTTCGTTGGCGTCGCTGGCCCATGCGGCGTTCAGTACGCGCGTCGCCTGCTGGAACAGCATGTCCGCAATAGTAGGGTCACCTGTGAGAGGCAGGGCCATCCGCGCGCCTAAGACGTAGGAGAAGGCCATGACAAACTCTGGGTCGTAGTCCGCAGTGTCGGTAGCGCGGAACGTGTAGAAGATCTCTGGCTCGTCTTCGTTCGTCAGTACGACGCGGTTATTGGCTGCGTTCCTAGCAACCTCAAACTTAATCTTTGGCTGGTCGTCGCCCAGCGGATTGACGATGCCCAGAAGGCGGATGCAGTCCGTGGGGTAGACGTACATATACGTCCAATTCCCCGGAACTGTTCCGGCTAGGGCTGCCGGAGTGACGTATTTCGTGGCAAATACCCACGGGTTTTGGCGCAGCAGGGCGTCGCGTGTATCGTCGTAGAGCAGGTTGACCTGCTCTGCCTCTGGAGTTGCCTCGGTGATATCGCTGATATCGTAGCGATCTCCCACATGCTGCAACGCCATCTTGGCTATTTGAACCTTGCTCGCCATCGGAGGCTACTCCTCGGTGCTGCTAGACTTCGTAGCCTTGCGGCGTTTGGGTGCCACTTCCTCTTCCTCAAGAATAGTGATGTCACGAGTAGGAAGAACTACGCCCTCTGGAATGTCGTACTCGATGCCAGTGCGGTATCGGCGGTTGTTGTCAAAGAACTCTGCGCGAAAAATAACTTTAGGCATATGTGTGTCTCCTTAGAAAATTGGTGAGGGCCGACAGACCCCCACCAAATCATCTTAGTTAGTTGCGTCTGGATATGCGACCCAGCCTTTGGGGTCGTATGTCAGATACGCATCGATCGATCCGCCGGTGAGGGCAGCAGTGCCCGTCGTCGTAACGATACCAAGGTAACGCTCGTAGGTGTCAACCGGAAGCGCAACCATAATCTGCTGCGAATTGGCAGTCAGACCAGACAGAGCAATAGCCGCTGTAGAGAAGTGCGTAGTCTGCGTGCCGTCAACTGCAATGGCAGCCTGAGCGTCTGACGCAAGAGTAAACACAACAGTGGCAGATCCGCCTGACGTTACAGCAGCGTTAACCCGAAGCACTAGGTAGATGGGTTGTCCGTTGCCGACGTCAGAGGTTACAGAACCAAGGTCAATAACATCGCCGATAAGGTCGCTGTTAGTTCCCGTGGTGTCGAGTGCGGTGGCATCCGCAAATTCAAGCCGTTCGTCCATAATCATGGGAGAGTCCTTTCTATATGGAGCGGATTAGGAAACAGTCGCTTCGTTGCCACGAAGGGCATCGCAACGACGGATCGGGATACCACCCCATGAGGTCTGCATCGTACCACCAACCATATCAACACTAAGTGTCGAAGAGCTGACAGCGGATGAAGTCTGACGTCGGAGCATGGACAGGATTGACTTGTCCATGTACCAAGCACAACGACCAGCCGAAGTGCTCGGCAGCTCGGTCCATGCTTGATGCATCAGATCGTTAATGATCGCGCCGCTTGCCGCGTTGTACGTCAAAGCAGAGCGATCGATGTTGGCGATACGAACAGCGTAGCGCCAATCGCGAACCGAGAGGCCCACATCCCAGCGATAGTGAGTACGATACGCCTGCATCCGGCCATTGGCGCCGTCAGCGTTCTCGAGGGTAACTTCACCCAGATCGCGCTGCTGAACGCCAGCCATAGAGCCTTTGGGAATAATACCGTGACAGGTATTCGGTCCCCAGCAGATCAGCCAGACAGATGCGTTGTCAGAGCCTGATCCACCGCCGTTGATGATGTTGTCACCATTTTCGGCAGACAGCGAGTTGTACCGAGCCGAGAGGCCGGTGAACTCTTCAGGTGCAGTGCTTTCATCGCCATAGAACAGCGTCGACGCGAACTCTTGGTTCATGCCTTCGATGTGCGGACGATCTTCCTGCAGACGGAACCCAGCAGGGTTTCCGGCCATGTCGACGAGGGCCTTATCCACTTCGGAATAGTCCTCCATCATACCCGTATTGTCCGTGACCTGTACTGCGCGGCTCTTCGTCGGCTGTACTCCGCCGTACAATTTGCGCCACGTTGGGGTCGGAAGGCCAGAGCGGATCGAGGTCCGGTGACCAGTCGTGAGGTTGCCCTCGAGGAACGTCATGTCCAAGAGGATTTCGTTGGTGGCGTTGAGGATTTCCACAACGTCAGCAATGGACCCGTCGGGATCGGTGACCTTAGCGAGATCAGCGAGCGTCGGGTTAGTTACGCTAAGAGTAGCCATAGGGTTTGCTCCTTAGTTGGCTGCGAACATAGATGGGTACATCTTCTCTAGGCTGTCCCGACCTTCAACTTTAGTGTCTCCGGTGACGAGATCGCTTTCTGAGATGGCGCGGCCCACCCGATAAAAGAGGCGAATGACCTCAGGATGGTTCCCCAAACCTAACCCATCAGGGTTATCGGCTGAGGGAGCGTCGATCAGCTTGGCTAACTGCGGACTTCCGAACGTATCGATAGCCTGCTTTGCCAGCCCAAGGTTCTTGTCGAGATCTTCTCCGCCAAGCTCCTTGTCAGCCTTTGCTTCGTCAGCCCAATCAGCAATGCGCTCACTGAACTGTGTAGACATCTCCTGCAATGCTGCCGCACTGCGTTCGATGTCGTACTCCACAAGTCGCTGATACTGATCCTGTGTCAGCTTGAGATCCTTAGCGGTATCGCTAAATCCCTCCAGCTTCTCAGGATCAAACTCAACTCCTTCTGGTGGCGAGAACTCATACTCATCTGGAACTACAGATGTGTCTTCGCCGTCTCCTTCTCCCTCGTCACCCGACAGCAGGGTCTTGGATTCTTCTTCCTCGCCGGCGCTCGCTTCTTCAGCGGGCTGCTCGGCAGGTGTATCTTCTTCGGCTGGCGCTACTTCTTCGGCAACCTCTACTACTTCGTCTTCGTCGGCCATGCTCATCTCCTATTATGGCTGGGTATCAAAGTGGTTCTCTTCGAGCATCTTCATGTACGCAGCCGGGTTCTGGCTGCGGAGCTGCTCGTGTAATTGGCTGCCTACAGATCGAGCGCCCTCATTGAAGGCGGTCGAGTCGAAGCTGCCGGGTACAAAACTGGGCGACGTCAGGTGGCTGGACGAAAACATCAGGCGGTAGAGCCAACGACGTCCGCGCGGCTGAGAGACGATGAAGTCGACGTCCTTCTCGGCGTCTTCCTCCTCGCGCTCGGCCTTAGCTACTTGAGCCGGAT